ATCTCCTTCAATTAGATACTATCACTGTACTGGTACCGTGTCAAGAGACAAATGAGCGCCTCGTGAAAAAAGTTTGCACGGTAGCCAGGAGTTGCCATTCGCGTTTCATGGAAGCCTCCCGTTGCCGGGCAGCTTGATTTCGAGCAGTTCGTCGGAGCCGTGCCGAGGCAGGATGGGAGACTCAGCTTTGACGGTTTCGCGGTTGAATGTAACGCCCCCCGGACCCCAGGCACCTACGCCGTGGGAGTCCAGTACAAAGCGAACTGGCTTGATGAAGTAGACTTTAACTTCGTTAGGCAGGATGCCGGTGCCGATCCAAAGTTTGGGTTCCAGGCGAGTGGGGACCTTCACGGTCATTCACCTTCCTGCTCGGCTTCGGCATTCTCGCCGGTGGAGTGTTGGCGTTCGCGCTGGACGCGCTGATCCATCTTCTCGGCTGCCGTGGGGCGCCCATCTTCGGCGGTCGGCATCTTGGTATCACAAAAGGTTCCAATGTACACGGTATGGGCAAGGATGCCAACAGGTAAAGTATGACACTGTTTACGCACGGATTCGCTCTGCATCCGCACGATGGCGGAGGTTGGAATGAGTATTTGATTCTTTTTGAAGCGCACGGTAAATTCCCCGTCCAGCAACGGCTGGTGTGAGAATTTCACGTAGCTTTGTTCTTTTCGATTCATGCGGTACCACCTTTCGGATCCACGGTTGCGAAGCGCCGACCTCCGCCACTGATGGAGGGCGCCGCAGTCGCCTCTTGTTGGTAGGTCCCGCCTTGCGAGGCGGAAAGGTAGCGGTTGGAAGCCTGGGTACGCATCCCTGCAATCGCCTCAGCGGCCGACTTCCCGACCGGCACGATGTAAGTAGAGGCTTCCATCAAGTTGATGCTGAGCCGACTGGCCAGTTGGCAGCATATTCGAATGTTGGCCCCGGTCCAGTCGACGTCATTGGGTTGCTGGTCTTTCGCGCCGATCTTGTACTTGGCTCGGTAGATTTTCCAGATAGCCGCCAGTTCCTCGCCCGTAGGCTTGTCGAAGAACCAGATTCCCATGGTCATGCGTCGGAACAATTCCGGGGGAAGGGTGCTGGTGCTGTTGCACGTGGCAACGACCAGGACCCGGTTTTGGGCCATTGCATCGGCCACTGCGGTGGCGGTCCGAATGTTTCCGCCCGACTCGCCTATGTATTTATCCTCCATGCCGCCGATGTCAAACCGCGCACAGGGGCAACCGCACTCGTTGGCCAGAACCTTGGCGAATTCCGATTTGCCGGAGCCCGCCACGCCGTACAAGAGCATGGCGTCGACTTCTTTCTCCTGCATCCAGGTCAGCAGATGACCCACCATGTCGGTTTTCGTGCCGCTCGAGTCGGTGCCCGTGCCGGCCATGCCTTTTTCGATTTCATCTACCCAAAGCACCAGCCGGAATGACTGCTTACCCTTAATCAGGAGGTTGCCGAATTTCTTGATGCCTTCCAGCCCGCCAAGATCGGCGAACTTGTTGCCGCCGCGGTGGATGGAGAGCCCTTTGGTTTGCTCGATCGCTTGGCGCTTGCGTTCCCACAGGGCGTCAAAGTCAACCCCCTGGGGCGTCAGGCTGATCGCCAAGCTCTGTTCAGCGCAAAAGGCAGGCAGGCCGACCAAAGCGTCCACGGCTCGCTCCGTATCTGCGGCAGTCAATTTCAAGCCAGCTTGCTTCACGCTGTCCTGCTTACAGTAGGCTTCAAACAAGGCACGCACAATCTCGCCCAATTCCTCGACTGTGGGCAGCGGTTCATCCAGGACCGTCATGTCGCGGGCCAATTCGGAGGGCAGGATTGCACCGGGAACCACCAGAAGCACCAGCATGGTCCCGTTGGCTTTATAGACGTTGCGCAGGTTCGATATCCCCTGAATTACGGCAGGGTCGGTCAAGTAGCGGTGGCCTTGATGAAAGAAGATGATGGCATCTTCTGCGGCTTCCTCGATCAGGGCCAGGGTTTCGGCGGGCTTCGCGACTTCGGCTGGGTTGGCGCCATTCAAGAGCCGGTTGGCTTCGGCGACTCCGGCGGTATTGAGTCCGCGCAGCCCGTGAATGATGTCCCACACCAGCAGCGGGGTTTTCTCGACTTTGCCATTCAAGGCACATTGAGCGATGCCGGCGATGGTAGAGGGTGGGTCCGATGTGCGCACAGCTACCAGCGGAGTGGCTGCCGTGCGCGTTGCTTGGAATTGCTTGAAGAAACTGGTCATGCTAATTCACTCTCCCTGTTTGAATGTCCCTGGGCGCAGCGGCCAGGGCATATTGGAATTGGAAGGCGGTGCAACCGATCAGCCTCGCTTCTATGATGCGCGCCAAGATCATGGTCATGTTTTCGAGCTTGGTTTCGAGCTTTCCGGTGGGCTTCATAGCCGCTTTCCTTTCAATGAGATACTATCAAACGGCTGGTACAGTGTCAAGTAAAATGCGAGCGTTCGTAAAGATTTACGAGCCATGCCGGGCCTCCCTGCCCATGAGAAAGTCGAGCATGATGGGTCGCAGAACGTCGGCGATCGGCTTGAGTGCCAGAGCAGCTTGCCTACGTGCTTCGGCTGCCATGGACGCTTGCATTGCTTGGGCGTTGGCGCGCCGTTCCTGGCGCTCCGCATCGCTCAGGCTGGTTTCGGGTTCCACCCATGCGGCCAAGCGCCAAGTTGGACCGGTCAAGTGTTGCGCCAGCTCCTCGGCGGTGAGTTTGCCGAACCGCGCCGCTTTCTGCGCATCGGGGGACCAGCCTACGCGCTTCACGCGAGTGGGCCGGGTGCCGGCGGCATTGGCAAACGAAACCTCAGTAACAAAGAATGTTGCGGGGCGCCGTGAGCCGCGTACTCGCACTTTCCGGGTCGTGCCGGCGATCGCAATGACGAATTTGATTAGCTTCGGTTGTTCATTCATGGTTTGACTCCTGCAAATTCAAATGAAAGTTGATTGCTGGTTTTGATTTTGGGGGGAGCAGACGGCATCTGGACAAAGGGCAGGGACTCTGCCCGCTCGTGGCCGACTTCCGGGATCTCGATGCCCAGGGCCTGCTCGAGCCATTCCGCCACCAATCGGCGATGGCAGCGCATATTGAAACCTTCCCAGCAGAGCAGAATGGGGTCAGGGCCCGCCAGGGCGACCAGCTCGTCGTAAACTTGCTTGGCGTCCAATTTAGAAAGGATGGCCTCACGGTATTTCGCTTCGAACTGCGCGGGGTCTTTGACTGATTTTACCATCCACCAGGGCGGCGCCAGTTTTAGATAGCGTTTGCCGGTGTAGCTTTTGGGCACGCCTTGGCAGATGGCCACGGAATTCTCGAATGACAGCGCTTTGAAGATGCAAGCGGTTCTCATCGGGCAGCTCCACTGGGTTTGAATTCCACCAAGGCGGTCCCGCGGAATAGTGCAATGCGCTTGCCGCAGGCGGTTGTATAGAGTTGATAGCGACCGACTCGGGCGCCAAAGCGCTTTTCGCGGCTGGCGATTTCCAGATGGCCGAGCTGATCGGCACCGCGCACCTTGGGAGCAATGGCAAGCCGGCGCTCGTTATCCAAAATGAATTGAGGCGCTTTCAATTCAGACAGCATGGAGAAAGGGCGTTCGTGCATTTTTTTGATGTCATCCAGGATGGTCATTAGTTTTCTCCATAGAAGGGTTTCTCGCGGCGCGCCCATCGTAGGGTGTCGCGGATGTCCCGGAGCGGCAACCAGAAAGGATTTACAGGTTGGGGAGGTTGCTCGGGCTCGCGCTCCTGGATTCGGGGTTCTACGTCGTGGTTTTCAGGGTCTTTGTTCATTGGGCATCACCTTCAATTTCATACTACTAAACGACTGGTACAGTGTCAAGTAAAATGCGAGCGTTCCGTGGAAATATATTTCGCCGATCGCAGCTCCGAAGCGCTGAGTTTGGCGGGCGGCGTGACGTCAGCAGGCGGGTTGCCGGAATTCACGAACGTAAATTTTTATTTTCAATTGTAAATTGGCACTTTGCTTGCAGTAAGACATTCGGCCTAAGCGATTGAAGCTAAATGAGATACGAGTCGGGGCCAGGCGGCACGTAGCGATGTCCAAGCGGTAGGGGCAATATGATTGGTAAGGCAAACGGCCATTGGAGCCAAAGGGATTACACCCCATTTGGGCGGAAGCGGAGAGGAATTCGATGAAACGAGGGCTAGACTCTCTTGGCTAGGAATGTTCCAAAAGGGCTAGCCTTTCAGCACGATTGTTAATTGGGCTGCTGGTATTATCACTTGCAGTATAGGCTGTGCTCAACATTGTGCCGTGTCATTGGCGTCGTCTGCGCGGCTTGGCCCGACATGCCCGGGATGATGGTCTATGAGGTCCGCGCAGACGATGATTTGCCGGCCCAGTTCTGCCCATTGCGTGAACTGCAACTCGAGGTCGGTCAGAAGAACGATACAACCGGCGCAGCGGGTTGCTCTCTTCTTGGCCTCGATCATTTGCTTGAGATCTGCGACACTTGGCCATTGCCGGGCAAAGTCAGAATCGTTCACAAGGGCAACGTCGCCAACAATTTCGTGGGTGGTCCCAGCCTGGCAAACTGCGTGATACAACTTCGTGGCTTCCCCATTGACGGGCTTCAACGGACGGATCGGGCGCAACTCGATTTTGTTTGGAGTCTCGATTGTTTCTGTCTCGTAGCCGTGATCGTCCACAATCATTACGACGCGCGGGTAGCCGCTTTCCGGGTCGTGGGAGAGGATCACGCGGTCAGTTAGTTCACAGCCCAACGCGCTGTGGAGTGTCGCCAGTGTGGGCTTTTCGCGCACCAGTTCCTTTGTTCCGTTGGTCCGGATAATCAGGTACGTTGCAGGTTCTATTTCAATCGGCATGAGGGTTGTTCCTCCCATTTTTCTTGCACTTGCTTGGTGAATACTGCGCTTGGGTCAGGGTGCGGCAGGACCGACTGGTCAACGTCCTGGCGGGATCTGCGGGCTTCGAGGGCCCCTTGAAAGAATTGAATTGTGTTTGCGCACGCCTCGCCCAGGGGCTTGGCGAAGGCGGCAAGAATCAAGAAAATGAAAACCGCCAGAGCAACCAGCCAAACCCGCGGTTTCAGAGAATCAATTAAAAGGCCAGCGCCAACGATGGTGGTAAGGACGCCGAATCCATAGGCCAAATACTGTTTAGGCTTGTCAAACATGCCGTCTCCTCTCATTGTTGAAATCTGGTTCGTTCCTCTTTCTCTCGCCGGGCCCTCCCGCAGGCTTCTGGTGTTGTCTCCTGGTGCCCAGCGTGAAGGACCGCCCAGCGTGCTTCGAGCTGAGCGGCGAGATTGAGTGACACGCTTCCCACAAAGACGTCGCCGCAAGAGCAATAGTGCCGGATTTCGGTTCTTGGCGATTTCATGTCAGCTCCGCTTATTTCTGGCGCTCCGTCCCTGCCCACCTGCTAGGGTTTGTGGTTTGAGGGCAGGGATTCTCAACAAGCCGTTCTACTACCAAGAACTACTTTCTCCCTCCCTCGGCTCTTTCCGATCGACCGCGCCGAGAGGCAGGGACCGAGCGCCAGATTAGGAATCGTATCCACCAAGGGCGTGGCGCTTTTGGCGGGCGGACCTCTTCGACCTCAGCCAATATGCGTTCTCGCATTTCTTGAGATACTTCTGGCCCGGTCGGACCAACTGGACCTTGCGGACCAACCGGACCCTGCTCAGCAAGCGGACATTTCACATTCTTCTCCAGTGTGGAGGCCGGATTCCCGTAAGGAGTTTGTCGCTCCATGCTGTGCATAGAGCGACGGGTGGTCCGGCCAAAACTCACCGCAAGCTTTGTGGCATCGTGTGCGCAATCACGACCACATTCTCCCAGGGCGCCGGCTCCGGGACTCCAAACAAAACTACGAAACCATGCACGAACATAGGGATATTCACGGAAGGGTCAAGTGCCCAAACCCCCGCTGTGATCTGCTCGGCGCCGAAGGTTTCAACCTCGCCGTCCTGGAATATGGGCTCACCCGTCTTGAGTGGCAAGCATATCCTACCCTCTGTTGGTGGTTTGAACGTCAGCACGATGCCCCTCGGGTCAGGACCGCAGGTCAATTCGCCTTCTTCGGGGTGCTCGCTCCAGTGAAAGAACATTTGGCACACCGCGGCGGCCGCGTCGCCACATTCTTCCTCGACAGCGCGAGTCCAGGCGGCAAATTCTTCGAATGTTTTCATGGCCTTCACCTTTTGGTCAGTATCTCAATCGAGCGGTGGAGTTGGTGCGCAGCAAGGTACGCCTCTTGAAGCCGCTCGAATATCATCTGTCCCGCAATGCCGCGCAGGATCGCGGGGAAACCCTGGGCCTCTTGCCAATCCCTCATGGTGGCCAGCAAGACTTGCTCGAGCCCTGCGCTCAGGTTGCGCAGAACCGTTCTGTTGGGCTCGTAGAGGTTCAGCGTTTTAGGTTTCTGCTGTGCCATCTTTCGCCATGCTCGTATCCAATCCAGACCTTGCCATGCCGCGCCTTGCCTTGCCGCACCAGACCGAACCTGACCGCACCAGGCCTCGCCTGCCACGCCAGGCCTGGCCTGGCCGTTCCTTGCCGTTCCTTGCCGGACCTCGCCAGACCACGCCTCCCCAGCCTCACCAACTAGGCCGCGCCTGCCATGCCTTGCCACATCCGGCCACGCCAGGCCTTGCCAAGCCCTACCAGAACTTGCTCTGCCTGCCTTACCATGCCAAGGCGGGCCTCGCCCTACCGCGCCTTGCCCGGCCTCACTGCGCCTCACTGCGCCGTGCCATGCCACACTTGGCCGCACCTCGCCCCGCCTGCCTTGGCTTGCCCTGCCATCTGGGCCACGCCTTGCCACACCCCATGAACTACACTTTAATAAGCGGCTGCTGTGTCGCGATGACTTTCTCCATCTCGTCAAACACTTTGGTCAGCTCGACCAAGCGACCGTACTTGCGGCGAAAGCGCTTCATCTCTTCCAGCGCATCGGACAGCATTTGCCGCCGCTGTCCTTCATCGCCCAGGACGTCCAGCATGACCCGATAGCCGCCGCCCGCCCTGGTTCGATCAGTCGTCAGGCTGACGAAGACGCGGGAAAGAACGGCGTCCTCGCCCGCGCCGAGCATTTGCACGGTCACACGAATAAGCTGGCGCGCTTGCCAAAGGCGGTACTGTTCTGCCGCCTCGGAATCGTCCCACTCGAACGAATCGTGAAGCGGCGAAGTTTCGGGGCGCGCAGCGTCAACTACGTCTGCTGCTTTTAATTCTCCACCATGCTCTGCCGCGACCCGCTGGAGTTCGACAACCACCTGTTCGTTGGTCATGCGCCCACCGCTCCTTTCTGCTCGATAGGATTGGTCTTCGCAATTTCAAACAGTCCCCAGCCCATGCCTGGAGAGTTTTTGCTGTCCGGGCGCCCCTCGCAAATTCCAACCTGCATTCCCACTCGCATTAGAAGGTTGGTGATGTCCTCTAAGGTGAACTGGTCCTGGTCCCAGCGAATGCGCAGCTTTGCCTTCCAGTCGTGGTAGCTCGGCCGATAGATCACGTAGGGCTCACCAGTTGATACCCGGCCCATGTCTGCCTGCTTTGTAGGTTTGCCAATGATGCGGATGAGCGGGATCTGAGGTTCGTATTTATCGTGGCCATCGGCCTCAACGAAAATACTCATCTTTGCCAGCGTCATTTTGAAATTGACGAGACGGCAGGCTGAAATCATCGCATTGCGGATAGCGCTGGCCTGGAATCCGTCCCATCCTTCTTTGCTGATGTAACGGCCTTCATTGAAGGTATCGTCGCTGTTCTTCGCTTCCCGGTTCTTTTTGCTGCTGGCCGCTTTGCCTTTTTCCATCTTATCGGCCATCTGCTCCATGGTCTTTTTCGAGAACCGATGGACCACGAGCACTTCGGTCCCGATGATTTCAAACTCCGCCCGCCCGAACTTCGGCGGTGGTATTGCCACTGATTTCACGGTTGGTTTACTGTTGGTTTCCACAGGAGCCTCCTTCATGTGATCTAGTTGAGCGTGCCAGCGCGTTCGTGTGATTATTCCTTGCGGCGAATCGTCTTGTAGCCGAGTATGAGTGTGAAGGCGAGCCCCACTAATGTGGCCGCTACCGGCCCTGCCGCCAGGATCGCTGCCAGCAGTGGGAATCGTCGGAGTATGAGCGTTACCGCCACGATCAGCGTGGCGAAGAGTATAACAATCAGAACGGATTGAACCTTCTTCATCGCTTTTCCTCTTTCTTGGCCCGTTTCTTTTCTTCGTGGAGCGCAAGGACGCATTTGGGGTTCGAGCACACGCCTGTTTTCTTACCTCCGCGATGTTGGCTTTTGGGAGTTTCTATCCAGTAGCACGGCCCGTCATCGGTTCTGCACGGATTGTCCATTGTGCATTGGCAAAAACGGCAGGCGGGGCCAGCCTTGGGCGCACCAGGTTTTGCTCCAACACCCCATCTCTTTGGGATGGGCTTGTGCCGACCCTTTTTGGTCATGTCCTTCATGTTGTCGCTCCCTGACCCGGCGAAGAGATGGGCTTCGTTGACGCACGGATTGTTGTCGCAAGAATGGCAGATGTCGATTCCTGGCGGAATCGGGCCGTGCTTAAACGCCCACGCCACGCGATGTGCCCGCTCTGTCTTGCCTTGATAATTGAAGCCGCCATAACCATGTGAGGTAGAGCCGGTCCACAGCCAGCAGCGGCCAAGTGAGGCGTCGTAAGGATGGACCGGACCATTCTTATTTACCTTTCGCCAGAAGCGTTCTTCGGTAGTGAGTTCAGGATGCGCTCGGCGATACTTCGCGCGTAGCGCGGCCAGTATTTGAACCTTGTTTTCGCTGTACCGCGCCCTTGCTTGGCGCTTTGCGGCGATCGCCCGGCGCATGTACTTTTCGCGTCGCGTCAGTGGTCTTTTCCCGATGCGTCTTGGCATCCTTGCTCTCCGCTGCTTTCAGACGAGCCAGCTTCTCTCGCTCTTTGGCAAGTCTCGCAGTCCTACGATTATAACTCTCTTTCTTCTTCTTGTCCCATTCCGCCTTGACGGGGGCGGAAATCGCCTCCAGGTTCAGTCCAAAGTCCTTGGCGACCTTTCTGATTTGGTCGCCGCCGCCAAACTTATTGGCGACGTCATCGGCCACGGTTACGTCAATGAGCAATTGCAGCAGAGTAGTGTGGTCTTTGGCGCGAGCGATCACTGCGTCCAGCGGATGGTTAAACCAGGATGTGTCAGCGGTGCCTTGCTCTTTCGGCTTCCAGATGCTCAGTAGGTGTATGGTGCCGTCTTGATTGGGTTTGATTGCGTTGGCGGCTTGGCGAACAAGAAAGCGAAAGACTTCCATGGGGACGCTCCGGAAGGACGAAGCAGCCTTTCGCACGGCCGCGTGGAGAGCCAAGCAAACCGCGCGGCGGGTGCGCCGCTGCCAGAGTTCTTCCGTCTGCTTGGCGGCTTCCTCGTTGAGAACGCCAAGTTGTTTGGGCGGACGGTCGTCGCGCGCTCGTGCGTGGGCGTGGACGGGGCATTTGGGCTCGGCGCAGACGAGCCGGTGATTGCCAATTTGAGCCAGGTCCCCGCCAACTACGATTCCATCCTGGGTAGATTCGCAGGCTCCTGCGTGGCTGGGTTTCCAGCCCCCATCGCCGTCATATTGGCATTCAGGGATGGCGTGTTGCTTTTCGGCAAGCTGTTTCTCTTCACCCCACAGATGGCCGACGTAGATTTTCGCAGCCTTGGGGAATTCCTTTTGCCGGATGGCCAAGAGGGCGTTGCATTTGGCTTTGAAGCAACCGGGGTCCGTACAGGTGTCCTTCTCTTTGACGTCAGGGAACAGCAGGGGGGCTGAACCGGACCGCTTGGGGCAGTTATGGCAGGCCCCGGCAGCCGGAACCAAATTGGGGTCCGCGGTGTCGAACGGAGCGCGTTTCAATTCCACGAACACTTGTCTTTCCATGAACCGCTTCAATTCATCGCTGTTGACGCCGTACTGGATGCGGGGCTTGATGTCTTGCAGGAAGCGGTTTTGAGTGTCAGGGGTCAGACGGGCCAAGCGGATGGCATTGCCCACAGTCATCCTACCGTCATAGGCAAGGGGTTGGAGTTTGTGAATAAGTTTAGTGAGGGCCACACGGGCGACGATGAAAGCTTCGGATTTGCCGACTTTGTCGGCAACTTGCAAGGGGTTGAGCCCAGATCCCAAAAGCTGCTCGAAACCTTTGGCTTCGTCCAGGTAATTCAGGTGTTCGTGTAGCAGGTTTTCCACGATGGAGAGTTCGCGGGCCTCGGCATCGCTCAGCTCGCGCACGATGCAGGGAACCGTGTCGAGTTTGGCCAGACGGGCGGCCGCCAGTCGGCGTTGGCCAGCGACGACCTCCATGAGAGCTTGGCCATCATTGCTGTGAGGCCGGACGATCAAGGGTTGGTCGATTCCGCGACTCTTGATGCTTGCGGCTAATTCAGCTAGAGCCTCTTTGCTCAAGCTGGTCGCGGGGCGAGCGTTGAGGGTGGAGAGTACAAGATTTCCAGTGGGGATTTGAGTGATTTCGCTCAAGGGGAGTTTCCTCTCGTTGAATTTGATTACAGTACATGGCTTGATTATGGCGTATGCAGTTGGGTATGTCAAGAATTATTTTGGCCGATTACGCAGCGACGTGGGCACGCTGGCAGGAGCGGCAGACGCCGGATTTGTTGTTCTTGGCGAGGCGCTTCTCATGACAAACGCTGCATCGACGGTTGGTAAGGCGCGGTCCACCATGGAGCGCATTGCGGCGCGCGGCCGCTTGCTTTTTGGGGCTATTGCAGGCGGCCATGCAAGCGGGACAAAACTCGCTCTGCTTAGAGCGCGCGCTGGCGGGCTGCAAGTGGAGATCGACTTGGCAGTTCACGCAGATGCCGGAACGATTGCGCGGGGAGAGGCGACTCTTACGACAAATCCGGCAGACTTTTTTGGACATGCCGCCCCGGCGCCGGAGGGGGATATGATGGATCGGGCACGTCGCAACGGCTGTTGCGCTCATGGCTATTTAATAGCAGATAGAGAAGGGTTTGTCAACGTACCAGCGATCGGACCGCATTCACAGCGCTTGGGACCGTATATGCAGGCGGAACATTTGGGTCTGCCGTTGGAACCCACCAACTGCAAGGGCCGACCACACGAACACTTGGTAGGTGCAACGTTCCCATCTGCAAGGTTCAGGTCCAAACTAAGCTGCTGATCGGCCTTTTTTGTGTTGAGGTGAAGTTCAACGCTTATCTCGTTTTTTTCCATTGCCTCTCCATCGGTGAGATTCCTCGTCCGGAACGAGGGCTGGTGTTTTCTCTGACGTCATGTAACGCAGGCATCGCAGTTCGTGTGGACGCTGCGCCCAGGTCATGCCCACTTGCGGGGAGGGCGGGCAGATAGTGATGGGGTGTTTGCGCGCCCATTCAAGTTGATCGGGACTCATTGTTCTTTGTGCTCCATTCTGGCTTTCGGTCGGAGTGTTCTTTGTCGTGTGTCCGGCGGCTCACTGCGATTGAGTTTTCCAACGAGTACTCGCCGAGGATGAACCCTTTCATGCCGCGCGGCTGCTTTTCGTGAAGGTGCATAGAGTCCCACGTAAGGTGGTCGTCGGTCTTTTCATCTTTGTGCCGACTCCGCTCGAAGACCTGCTCCCGAATCAGCTTGATGGCGCTGCTGCGTAGCATGTAGCAGATCGGAGCGGAGAACCGCGCGGCCAGTTTCTTGGAACGGAAGATTCTGACCGGAAGGCCGTTTGCTCCCAGCTCGACAGGAACAAGCCTGGGACGCCAGCGCTTACGCCAAGGAGCGCGCTTCATAGGCGTTTTCCGAGTCAGGGGCGACCGTTTCATGAGTCTTCCAAGCGCGGGATATATTCAATGAGTCCGCTTGGAAGCTTAACCTCTTTCCCGCACTGTTTCCGCTTGCACAGCTTCCGTGATTTCACAGTCATCTCCAGGATAGGGTCGCAGAGAGGCCCGCTGCCAGCCACAGCGATGTTGCGGCCAAGGTGAGGCCATTGGGCTACCGGCGAGAAGGCTTGGCCACCCGAGCGATAGCTGCTGGGGGCGGTCTCCTGAGCTTTTTGAGCAGGGTTTTAAGCTCTTGCAGCTCGCGGTTGGTCGCCGGTTCCAACTCCTGTGTTTGCAATGCTTTCCTGGGCTTCATAGTTTTTTCCTGGGCAGCAAGGGTTATGTGGTTCTGCCTCAGCAGCCCCGCAGGCACATAATTTCCAGTAAGGAACCGAATAGCCTGCCATCTGCTTACTCCAAGATCTCGAGCGTGAACCGCTTTTTCAGCTTCATGCCTGCCGCATTCAGTATCGTCCGGATGGACTCCACTGTGCGGCCTTGCTTCCCAATGACTTTTCCGATGTCGGAAGGGTCGACCTGGAGTTCGAGGATCGTCACGTGATCCCCGTTCACGCACCGGACTGTGACTGCGTTGGGATTGTCGACCAGGGCTTTTGCGATCGCTTCAACTAATTCCTTCATGTGGCCTCCGTTGAATTTGCAGTTTAATTCCCTACTCAGGTCACAATTGAAACAGGTTCGTTCCCGAGTTTTTCACGCAGAAAGGCACCAATATTCTGCATCGCTTGCAGCTTCCACTTGCCTCCATCGGCCTCAAATAGCGCCAAGGTGGGTGGTTGGTTTTCCGCCGCATTCTTCAACCGGAAGATGAAATCGGAAGCCGGCTGCTCCACTTCCCGGAAAGTGCGGTATGGGGCCAGAGTTACGCGGGCCTTGACTTTTTCGGGCTCACCTTTGAGTGCCACGCCTTGGCGCAACGTCGCTTTTTGCGAAATACTGTCATCCTCAGAAACCTGCACGCGCTCGCAGCGAGACTTAAAAGGTACTCGAAAAATTCTTTCAACATGGCGATAGCGGCCTCCTCGCCGCTTTACTGTGTTTGCTTATTACTGGGCTGGTCGAATAGAACGTCCTGCCGCGGATCGTGCGGATAGGCGCTCAGATTGTCCCGTTTCCCGCTCACATACATCACGCCGGTGACCGGCTCGAGTGAAAGCCTTGTCGGAGTCATTTTCAAAGTGATGTCGGCGCCGGACCTGGTGGAGTGAGGTTTGAATGTGAATTCGAGCGTTAGCTTCCGTTTCTCCTCGGGCGATGTGTTCGGGTCTCGGATGTTTTGCAGAATTATGGCGAGGCCGCGTTGGAAGACTTCCGGCACGGCGCCGCCGCAGATATTGTCAAGGGTTAGCTTTTCGGTCTGTTGCATCGGGAGGCTCCCTTTTCGTTAAGTATTCTTGCCAGTGTGCAAGCCAGCGCTTTTCGTCTGGCGGCGCCTTTGCACCTAAGCCGCGCACGAAGTCGGCGTGGTGAGCGCATTCAGCTTCGTCAATTTCGGATTTCCTTTCGTCCACTCGTCCAGGGTCGACCACTTTCCAGAAATCCCTGGTGTCGACGCCCCGATAGATTTTCTTGAAACGGTCCAGCGGCGAGAAGGTGTAATCCATGAGGGAAGGTATCCACCGACGTGGATGCTCGCTCGGGCTGCGGCCCTCACTGGCAAATCTATTCACCACGCCTCTCAGTAATAAGTTGAGTGGGAATTTTGGTTGGCTCCGAAGTAACTTATCGAGGGTGCTGGCAGCCGAGCCATCCCAAACTTCCTGTCCGGCGATTGCTTTTTGGAGGGCTTTGATCGCTTTTCGTATAGGTTCGTGACGGGGATCGGGTTCGGCCACGCCGTTAGGCGTGGCAATCTTTTCTTTTCCCTCGCCTGAGCCCTCGCTTGAGCCTTCGCCCCCTCCCAAGCCTAAGCCTAGGGGAGCCACCGGAAGGCGTCGGCTAGCCACTGGCTGACCATGATTGTTTTCTTGTGGATGCGTTTGGCTAGCCACTGGTTGGCCATGGTCGGTCTTTGGTGATTGTGAAGTTTCGTTTTCCCCAGGATTCCGCTGGCTAGCCACTGGCCAGCCGTGAGATTCCATATAACACGCTAACTCAGCGGCAGGCGGTGGTGGGCCAGTTTTTTCATGAAGTCCAATTCTGCTTAGCGGGGGCAAGCGTCCTGGAACGTCGCTCTTGATCCAGTAACCGTAAAGCTTACCATTGGCGACGTACTTGAAAAGCAGGCCGGAATCTTCAAATAATAGCAGAATCTCAGTGACTTTTTCGACTGTGATGCTGGGCATGAGTAGTGAGTAGCGGCTGGCCCAAATAGCGTCCGGTGCGTATTCAAAGACGCCGTTGGCGAACGCGAGAGTTAACAAGTAGGGATAGTGGAGGCGAAACTTCTCGGGCACTTTCCGAAGGGTCTTACTGGTTGCAATCGCATCGCCATCAACAATTCGCTTTGGCACTTCCGCTCCTCCCAGAGAGCGTGCAGGGGCCGGCTGGGAGACCGGCCCCCAATCCCGCACGGGCGTCAGGCTTGCGCCCTCAGCGCGAACATCCTAGTGAATAGTGAGAGGTCTGTCAATGATTTTTTCTTCCACGGGACAGTTTCTATTCTGCGCATTTTACCCTCTGCGGTCGTTTCAGCCAATCACCAAAACTGATAAGGTCCGCCACTCTCAACCATTCACGGTAGCGCCTTTGGCCGCGAGTGAGCTTGGGTGGTTTTGGGCTCTCGCGGGTCATTGCAGCCTTTCCGGCATCGGTCACGCTGCAATTAAAGTAGGGCAACCACTGAGTTGTGGGATGCTGCTGCATGTATCCAAACGCAACCAATTCCCGGCATATCGTCTCGTCATCGGCGCCGGCGCAGAAGTGATTGCGATATTGTCGGCCCCGACCGTATTGGTCGACACCCAAGGCGTGTTGGAGTATTTCAAGCTGCCTTGGTGTCATCATGGCTCCAAGTTCTTTCGGCCCGAAAAGGATTCTACTTTTTCGTCTTCGGGCCGGACGATAAGGTCGGGGGCTTCCAGCGGCCCGCCCTCGGCCGGAAGATGGGCAAGGTGTGTTGGATCGACGTTGGGGTCAACTTCGCGTAGCAGGCCAGTCAGGATCTTCGCCAGCCACTTCTCGTCTTGGACGTTGCCCTTGGAAAGGTCAACTCCCTGCATGAGTCTCGAGCACACGGCGCCCAGGCTGTCCAGTGGGATGCGATAGCCCCGGTCGTAGAATTTTAGAACACGCAGCAGGGAGCCGCCGGCATCTTCGCTGCGGTGCGGTGCGAGGTAGCGCAAACGCTTTCCTGCCAGGTCGGAATAGAATCGCTCGTCACACAGGGATTTCCAAGAGCCTTTATCGGTTGGGGGTGAGCCGGAGGTAGAATTCCACAGTTCCGCTTCCCACCAAAATGCTGCGCAGGCGATGGTGAAATCGAAAGAGCACAGCAAGTCGGTCGGCTCCGGATGCGACCAGCGGTGAATGAATTGGACCGTGAGCCCTCTTGCTGGGATCGTGTAAGCGTTGTTAGTTTCGACCAACTCGGCTTGGCCAGCAAATTCCTTCGCCAAGGCTTTGGCCAACTCCGGGGTTGGAGTGAATAGGTCAATGTCGCTGGGCCTTTCATTGGCAACCCGGGCCCGGATATAGCCGCCAGCAACAACGACGTTCTTACCTTGGCGGCGCATGAGTTCCAAAACCTTTTTGGGTGCCCTTCGCAGGCACCATGACAGGTCGTGATATTCAAGCTCTCGCATTAACATTCTCCTTATTGGAGCGGGCCACGGCAGACGTCTCGCACAGCCACGTGCGAGGCAGGCCGGCTAGAAGTTGCGTGCGGGCCTGCCTCGCGTCCAGGCTACGTTGACGGCGGTGCTGGCGGTGTCGGTGCTGGTGGAATGGCTATGGGCGTTCCAAAGATGTCTCCCACGGCCTCGACTGCGGCCTCCGATACCGTCACAGTGTCAGTCTTCGTCGCGGCCACGCTGCCATCAGCGTTCAGGATGTTGAGGGTGACGTTGATTGGCGTGTTCGGTTGCGCTGGCGTGGTGTCGGATACGACCGTGAAGCTGCCCACGGTTACCGTGCCATCGGGATCTGCTACTGCCGGACTGTCCAGCGAAATCGTGAAGGTTGCGGGGTCGCCGGAGATAAGTTGGATGCTTTGGCCCGCCGGGAGCGCGGATTGCGCCACCGGCGTTGTGCTGGGCGGGGTTGTGAGGGTCAGGGTAATCCATCCCTGACATTGATCGCCAACCGGAAGGGTTAGACTCATAGTGCTAGTGCTCCTTTTTGGTGGGGGTTCCCCACTTGATGCCGACCGCTTCTGTCGGTTTTCTGCGGCGTCGAAAGACGCACAGAATCCTTTTGAGAAATCGCCAGAGTCTTCTCATAATCTTTTCCTCAGCAGCGTTGCCTATTGCGCCCGTCTCCGTCGGAAACCTCGACCGCATAGCAATCACCGGAGCGCAACAGCGTTTTCGTTGTCCAGGTCACGAGCTTGTTCCCACAAAAGCCGCAAAAGTTGAGCAGGCGTCGCCTCCCTGGGACTTCCCGATCTAGCGTCGCAACTCCTAGCGGACGACCGCCACCGCCGTTGGGACACTTCCTGTTCGGGCAGCGCCCATGGTGTTCAATCAGGTATGTCCGTCTCCCAATCTTCATCAAGCTCACGGCTTATGTCCTGCGCGTCGAGGCTTCCCGTTCCCACCAGACGCGGAGTCCGGGGATGGCAGTCGTGTTAGGCGCCTGCGCCGTGCCGCCGATCGCGGGGCCAAGCCGGTTAATGGCGCGCTTTACTTCGGCTTCGTCCAGGACCAGGAACTGCCGATCCACTAACCGGCAATTCTCGCAGCTCCTCGAGGCGTTGGCTTTGTCGTGCTCGCAAATCATCTGGAAGTGAGGCACGCTGCGCGCAGCACGCACGGAGGAAGGGAGTGGCGGGGGTTCTCTCACGAACACCGCCTTGGGCACGACAGGCGCAAGCACAACCGGAGCGGGGGGCGGCGGCGGACTCTCTTTGCTGAATTTCATGATTGAAAGGGCTTCATCCAGGTTGCCACGTCCGAGGCTGTCAAGGGCTTGCTCGGCCGCCTGAACGTCTTGACGCACCTGGTTGATGTTGGTGCTTTGCAATTCCGCCAGTTCCCGGCATTCTTTGGCGGGCCGCTTTCCTTCCTCGCCCAGCATATCAAAGTAGCTGTAGAGTTGAGTGAATAGTTTGGTGCGTTGCTCATGAGCTTGGGCGAGTTCCTTTTTGGCGTGCTCTTCTGCCTCGGCGCGAAGCCGGGCCGCTGTCCTTTGGGCTTCTTCTTCTGCCTCGCGCTGCTTGCGTTTGCGCTCGCGCTCGACCGCAGCTTCGAGTTCGTCTTGCCGTGCGACGATGGCGCGGGAGAGGCTTTTCTCCCGGGCTTCCAGGAGGCTGTCCCAGGCGTTCAGCCAACCGGTAAGCGTTCGATGGAGCGCGTGTACCTGGTCGGCCGCCTCGCGGATTACGGACTTAGCCAGCGTGTTCCGTAGCTGTACTATTTGGGCGACTTGGGCGTTAGCAGCGGTCATTCCCACGTCGTCCACGATAACGGTGATGGTGCCGGATTCTTGCAGACGGGTTTGGACCAGTTGATTGAGCTCTGGCTGGATCTTCTGGGCTCTCTGTACGAGCGGCACCGCGCCGGCGATATCTGGCAGGACTGCGAGTTCTGTTGTCGCCATTCGATTTCGTCTCCTTTGTTATCGGTATTTCGCTAAGCCTCTGGCTGTCCATTCGACCCAACGGTCGAAGGAGTCGAGGCGTCTCGTGTATTCCCATTTCAGGTCAATTGTGAAGCTGGGAAGGTGGAACACGGCTGGACGGGTGCCGTGTACAATCAAAGTTAAAGCCTGTGAGGCGAATAGCTCTGGCTCCTCGGATTGGCTGAACACCCCTGCAAAGAGGTCGTCTAGCCTTCCCTCGCGCAAGGCTGACGCCGGCGCCAACTCGACCTTGGGGGCGTCAACAAATTGAGCCTCTGCGGCCAGTTCCGGCACTCCGCCAATGATGGGGACCATTGCGGTACCCGGCTTGAGCAATTCCCGGATTTCTTCGACATGGAATTTGCGGATTGGTCTACCGTCAAGCATCGCCATGCTGTTTGATACCTCGAGCTTTCTTGGCCCACCACAGTTGCAGGGCTAAGAGAAAGTCGTCCCGGTCGCGGGGGTTCGTATGTGCCTTGGGCCTTGCGTAGGTCCCATCCGGCTTCAAGTGCAATGTGCCGCGTTTGTAGGCGAACGGCGGGCGCATCGGTTTCGGCAGGCACAGATCGTAGCCCGCTGTCTGGATCTCGTGCGCCGGGTAGAGTTGGGCGGTGGTCTTCAAATCGAGTATCCAGGGCTCGCCTTGCCATTCGCCTTCAATGTCCAGTGTGCCGGCCCACCAAAAGCCATTCCAGCAGCCTACTACTCTTCGCTCGGTATTGGTGATCTCAAAGCCACTGTCGGCGAGAAACGCTTGGTAGCCCATGAAATAGGGGCGCACTTGCTCGTGGAGGGAATCAAGGTCCAAATCCCCGGCAGCAGCGTAATGCGCAGCTTTGTGAAGATATGAGCCGATGACGCGCTTGTGCTCGAGGACGTGCTCGGGCACATTCGTGTAGTCGGCAGACATGCCGGCGCAACGCAGGATTTGGGTTACGGAAGGGACCACGGTCTCTTCGCTAGGGTCGGCGTTCCAGCCACGGGGGCGCGCAGTAGCGGAGGCAAGGATCGTATAGGTGTGGCCTTCTTCCTGGAAGTTAATTAGCACCGCTCGGCCATCCACGAGTTTACAGGGGTTCCAGTCGGTCATGGTTCATTTTTCGCTGCAAGCACGTATAAGGTTGTGTTGTGGACACTTTCAAACATCAGTCCGGTTCTTTCCAATTGAAAAGCGGGTCATGGGACCAGATCACGATTCACCATTTACGGTTATGGAGCGACGTTGCCGGAAGCTGCCCGCCGCGCGGCTTCAAGGCATTCTGAACGCAACTCGGCACTGTTGCTGGTTACGCCAAACTCTTTCTGGAGGTAGCCCAACCATTCCAGCGGAGTCCAGCCTGTGGTTGCAGCCAGGTCGTCCAACTTCTGAGCGTCTTGTTTGCTGATAACGGCCACCGGCTTTTTCCCGTTCTCCGGACCACCCTCCTGGGCAGCGGGCTTGCCGGAGGCCCAGGCCAGTAGTTTGGGCAGCTCCGCAGCGGGGATGTCGGTCAGCACGTTCGTCTTGTAGTTTTCGGTTATGTGTCGTGTCAGATCTTGAGGGGTTTTGCCGCCATTGCGAACTGCGGTGATGATTTCAGCCACCTGGGGTCCCCTGATGCGCGGCACACTGCCGTTTTTACCCGGTTGTGTTGCACCGGAAGGCGTTTCTGTTCCACTGGCGGCCTGTTCTGTTTCACTCGCTGGGGCTTGACCATTCTCAGACTTGCGGCGGGGTTCCGTAATCACTTCTGGGGTGATGTCGTAAATGGAGCCCTCAGCCTCCTCGGGGAGCACCCCTCGCAACTCGCGGTCCTCGTCTCTCACAGTCGCAGTCAGTACGTCAGCGGTGAGTTTCAGGCGCTTGCACAGCCGGCGGATCGGTGTTTTCAGAATCATCTGGTCGGGCCAAGTGCGCCAAGGTGAATCCAGCCCTTGCGCCTTTGAGGACCGGCGTATTCGCTCGATGTCTTTCATGGGCATCCAGGTGAAGTCGGCTGGACGTCCCGCTCCGGAATAAATCACGACCGAGTATGCCCCCAGGTAGGTGGGTTCGAGTTCGTCCACTTTCACGTCTCCGACCGGGATTTTCTTGCCTGTAGGCTTGTAGGGTTCGCCCCCGCCCGGGTTGGGCTGGTGAATCAGCTCATGCCGGGTGCCTTCGTACATCTCAAACCGCTCGCCCGGAAATACGATGCAACTGTGCACGCTACTGGCTTGGCCGTCGCGGAGCACTAGGTCGATAAATCCCCTGTAGCCGATCATGAAAGTAGCTTGGAAGAGTTCGCGGTCGTATTTTTTGGAGAGCTTGCCGTTTTTGAATGGGACGAGGTAACCATGTCCCAGCTTCTTGTTGAGCAGCAGCCCCAATTGACTGGCCTCCAGCACGGCCTCCAGAACGCTCGCCGGCTCGCAGCGTGAAAGCAGTGAGTCTCCGGACACCAGCTCCATGGTGACGGCAATCATGCGATCGGCTTTCAGGTGCCTGGGCAAGACTTTGGCGATGCGCCGTTCGCTTTGGGTGAGTAGTTCCTCTAATTGAACGAGATTGGTCTTTTGTATTTCCGTAGCCATGATGCGTCTCCTTCTGCGCTAAAATACGACGATTATTCCCTATGCAGCTTGGAGTGTCAAGAGAAATCTTTTGAGGCGGGGCAAGGCGCGCCGGGCCGTTGGGCGGCACCGGCGCACACAGCAGAAAGAGTTAAAAATGGGCGTTGCTTGCGGTTATCATACGCCCGGCAGCGCGGGTGTCAAGTGGAATCTGCTACCGCGCCGCTCTCACCAACAGCCCAATGAGATTTGGCCCTTGGTCATGCTGGAAGTAATGAATTGACCGGGAGGCCCTCAGTCGGGGAATGATGTCGTCGGGGGCAAGGCCATTCAGATGCGAAATGGTGTCAGGCCCTACCGCGCCGGTTAGTGCGGCGGCTTCCACATGAGGTAGGAGCCAAGACATTGCCGTGTGGACGCAATCGGCGCCCGCACCGAAACCGGGATTCACCAGACAATCGCAAACGATGTTTTGGACGGTCTGGTCCGCGATCGCTGAGAATGGGCCGACATATTCATTGGCGTAGATACTGCGGGCCTGTGCGAGGGTCAGGTTTGCGACGTCGACGCCAGGGTGGAACTTGGACGCGATTCCCCAGCGCGTGACCCCGCCGGCATCGCTGGTGACTTTCCCGGTCAGGCCGGCATCCTCGTTCTCGAGTATGAAGTCGATAGTCAGATTGATGTCAGCCATGGGGCCTCCTTCGTGTTTGCAGAATTCTAGTGTGGACCGCCAGTATCTCTGCTCATTAGACGGTAAGAGGCTGCTACGACAACGCCGTGACGGATCCAACCTCGTCGTACCCGGTCCCGTTCGCGGAAGCCGGGACGTAGCTGAACGACACGATGGCCCCTTGGGTGATTCCAGCGGGGAGGCTTTGGAAGTTCAGCGTGAACGGACTCCCGCCAGAAGTAGAAAGGAAAGTCACCGCGTTTCCAGCTACCTTCGTGACAATGACCGCGTTGACTTGAATCGCCGCAGGCACCAGGCTATTCAAGGTGTCATCGGTGCCGACTCCGGCCGTGTACGTGCCGGTGTAAATGGCGTTGACCACGGCGCCGGGGGGATTAGCGTTGAGGTTCAGGGTGAGATTCGACCCGCCGGCGGTAGGCTGGAAAACCAGGGTGTACCCCATAGGACCGAAAGGCCCCGTCACCGGGCTGATACTCACCAGCGTTGCAGGCCCGAACGGAACCGGGGCCGCAGAAATGTCTTGCTCCAAAAGCGCCAAGGCTTGCTGGAGTAAAGCTAGAGCTTGTGCTTCGTTCGACATGAATTCTCCTCTCCGCTTTAAGGAAGCGCGCCTTGATTCGGGAAGGTTCGCGCTACTTCGTTTCGGTGGCGATTTTCGCCTGGTCCGCTTGCTCAGTCGCGTCGGCATCCGCTAAACTCTGGGCCGTTGCCTGTGCGCCGGTCAGGATCTCGATTACGGCGGCGATGTCGGGCTCGGCGCTGTTGAGGATATTCAGGGCCGCTGTAATAGCTTGCAGAATCGCATAAGCGTTCATGATGTGCCTCCTTGTTGGACGATTTGGTAGATCGACTCGATCGAGGTGAGGGTGAGGTTGATGGCAGCAACAGCGGCTTGGACACCCTGCAAGGTTGTGGGGTCTTTGATGTGCGCCGTGCCGTCTGTTAGCGCTGCTTCTATTGCGCTGATCGCCGCGTTCACTTGGGCGGTCGTGGAGGTCCCGTCCGCGATGCCACGGATTGCGGTGTTGAGGTCAAGTCCGCCCTGGTCAGCCGTCAGGATGTCTTTCAGGATGGCTTGGTAGTCGGCATCGCTGATCTTCCCTGCGGTGTATGCGGCGTCAACCGATGCGTGGATTGCCGCGATCGAGTGTGCATAGGCATCTGCAAGCTGCGCTGCTTTCTTCTCTTGACTCTGCGTGCAGACGAAGTTCATGGACACGAAGGCCAAAAGAGCGACGAACAGAATAGAGATGGTTTTCTTTCGCATATTCCTCCTTATTTATTTACAGATGGTGCGTTAACACCATTGGAATTTGGAGCGGTGGTTTTGCCAGTCAGCAGGTCCGTCTTCGCCCTCGAGCCGGCGCTCGAGCCGAAGTAGTACCCCATGACGCCCGTCACGCTCGCGCCCAGCGAGCCGTAAAGCACGTTGAGGGCGTCGTGGTTCACCGTCGGATTGCGGGAAAGCATGAACAGCAGGCCGAAAAATCCCAAGACTACGATCACCGCCAGGACGGCGCCTACCGGAAGTTGTTTTTCGTCAATCATTGCTGCCTCGCCAGTCGTGCACCATCTATTTACTCTGCCGGCAGCCGAATGTCAAGAGTGAAATCTCCTCAGTGCTCGGCTTCGTTATTTATCGAGGGCGGCGCGCCGGCTTCAGTCGGCTGGTCATCGCGGAGTAGTGGGCATTTCTGGCGCTCGACGCAGGCAACGAGTTGGCTCCGTAATTTGGATGCGTCGAGCAGGGCTGCTTTGAGTTCGTCGCGGAGCAACGCCTGGGCGCCGTTCATCAAATTGTGCGTTTTTCGTCCTTGCAGCAGATTCGCGCCAAGCAGGCTTGCCAATCCCAGTGCGAACCCAATGAGCAAATCGCGATTGTAGCTGCTGCTCGTTTCGACTTTTGCCAAGCCCACCTTGATCTCGGCGACCGCCTTCTCGAATTCACTAAGTCTGGCGTCTTGGCGCACTTGTGAGTCCTCCAGGAGTTTGATGCGTTCGGTGTTGATTGCCGGGGTCTGTGCCAAGAGGGTCACGGTTATGCAGATAAAGCCGAAGTAGACAAGCACCTTTAGGATAACGTCGCGGTTCTTTTTCACGATTACTTTGTCCCCCCGTAGAGTTTATCAAATGGCAGCCAAAGCTGCCCTGGAAAATGCCATGTTTTTCAGGATGCGCTGGCGCTCGCCAGGGGGAACCAGGTGGAGCAGATGCTCATTGGCGCGTATGGCGGCGCGATGCATCCCGATCCAGTAGCCTGCGACTGCAAATTCATCGAGCGCCTTATAGCTGTAGATGTCTTCATCCACGAAAAACCTTTCGCCATCCGGCCTCGGGATCTGCTGGGCTCGCGCCGCGTACAGGAAGGCCATGTGATTCCAGCCCTTTTCCCGGCACAGCCGAGCCATCTGGTACATCGGTTCAGCCCGGTTCGGCCTGCGCTCGAAGGCTACTTGGTAGGCGAACAAGACATCTGCGGGCGGAGCACCCAGGCGCTCGTGTAGCAGGGCAGCCTCGTATAGCGCCCACCAGGCTTCCTCTTCCCAGCCCTGCATCTTGGCGCGTTGTTCATAGTTGGCAAGGGCATTTCGCAACATGCCGAGTTCCTTTTGTGTCTGCGCGAGATAGAACACTGCACGGCTATCAGAGGGGGATTCAGTTACCGTCCGCACGAGTATTTTCAGGTCGCGCTCCAGCTTGGCTTTCACTCGTTCGGTTGGCTTGACTCCCCTTTGACGATAAATGCCGGGAAGTCGGCCCCTTGTTGCCGGGACCGCGCAGTCGAGATATTCGTGCGTCTCTCCGACCCAGCGCCAAGGCAGCCCGGCTTTCACCAAGGCAGGCCGGTAGAAGGTGAAGCCGTTGTCACGTTCTTCGATTTCGTACACGTCATATTCGGGAGACAATAAGCCGAACCCGGCCTCACTCACCAGCGCATCGTCGCCATCCATAAAGAGAATCCAGTCGTCTGGGGCAAGTGTTTGCTTGGCCAGATCCAGGGCTTCGTTGCGATTCACTTCAAAATTGACCCACACGCGCTCGTGAAGGCTTCCAGGAAGCGCCGACAGCAGGCTGCGGACTTTTTCTTGCGTTCCATCCTTCGAGCCGGTATCCACGACTAGCCAGCAATTGATTAGGCGATGAACAGAGTTCAGGCAACGCTCGATGTTCGCTGACTCGTCACGGACAATCATATTAAGAACTATCATTGTGCGCTTGACGTTTTTTCCTTTCTGCCCAGGCAGCTTTCACTGAAGCACTCAAATTGGTTCGCATTTCAGATGTGACAATCCTTTTCTTCCTTTTCTTGGCAGCCGTGGTCAGGCTTGCTCGATGCTGTAGCGTAAAGGGCTTTCTCGGAACGCCCGTGTGGGAAGTACGCATTTTCTCTAGCTCTTCTGAAGTATGCTTTCTGCCTCGGACTTTATCGGCCTGCTTGGCTATCGCTTCTGGGGAATTTTTCTTTCCATTTCTTGCGGCGCTCATCCTGGCACGAGTCTCGCGAGAGCGTATATATCCAGCACTCCCGTCTCCTCCGTCTGTGAGATTGTAACCGTTAGGAACCTTCGTCTTGTGCGTTTTGATCTGCTCAACTTCAATGGCGTTTAGCTCAGGGAGGTTTTCGGTTTCGGCAAGGACAATGCACTCGAAGGCTTGGGCACCATACTTTAGAATGGCGCGATGGAGCGGGAAGCTGCTACCTCCAATCGCACGCTGACAGTGCTCACTCCATCGCAGTTCTAGGGGGCGAACCGTCTTCCCAACATATCCTTTGCCGGATTCGGGACAATACACAAGATAGACAGTCACATCTCTCACCTATTGCTGTACCGTACATTGCCAGAGTTAACTATATCTGTCAATAGGACCGGAGCGAGCGAGAACGCTCGATCTCCGCGTGCCAGCTCGCAGAAACGCCAGCACATCGGCCATCCGGTCAGGTCATCACCAGAAGAGTGCTTACCCTCCGCAAAAAACCGTGTCGCAAAACGCCATGATCCGCTCGGCGCTGGCGTGCTTGCCGTCCCAGTCGCCCGGGTAGTCCGGACCAGCCAGCCGCCCGGCGGTGTGAAAGCTCACCTGGCCCTGCGGCAGGTCAACATAGAGCACCCAGTTGTGGAACGACTGGGTCGGGTCATGTTTCCAGCCCCAGCGTAGCCCACGCGCGAGCGCATGCTCTTGCAGCAGCCGGCAGAGCTCGCCCAGTGACCAGTTCTTGACATCGTAGGCAGCGCGTCTGAATCGACCACCTCGATAACGTTTTGCGGCGGTCGAGCGCTTCTGGCAGCGGAACAAGGCCACGGCAATTTCTCCCATCGCGCCCCGCTGCGCCAGGTCAACGTAGTACGCCTTAGTGACCGCGCCATCGTTCTGGGCGAAAACCTCTGCTGCCTTGGCCGGCTGGGTGCTTACGTCCATAAAGGGCCTGCCTTGGAAAATTCCATGTTCTGCCGGATGCGTTGATGCTCGCTCGCTGGAGCCTCGCTCAACAGTTCCTGATTTGCTTTCAAGGCAGCGTCGTGGTTCCCGGTCCAATAAGCCGCGATCGCGAATTCATCGAGCGCGCGCCAGGCGTAAACCTCTTCCTCCACGAAGAGGCGCTCGTCCTGGGGCCTGGCGATGCGGCGCGCCCGATCGGCAAACAACAGCCCGATCTGCCACCAGCTTTTCTCCCGGCAGAAGCGCGCCATTTGGTAAAGCGGCTCGGCGCGCGTTGGGCGGCGCTGGAAGGCCATTGTGTAGGCGAACAGCACGTCCGCGGCAGACCCGCGCAGCCGCTCGCGCAGCATTGCCGCCTCGTACTGCGCCCGCCAGGCCTCCTCCTCGAACCCGCCCATCACCGCGCGCTGGCTGTAGCTCTCGAACGCCTTCTCGAGCATCCCCAGGTCCCGGCACGTCTGCGCCAGGTAAAAGCGCGCGCGCGCGTTCTCGGGCTCGCGCTTGACCTGAGCCTCCAGGATCTCCCGATCGCGCTTGAGTCCGGCCAGCGTGCTCTCAGGGTCTTTGGGCGGGCGCACGCGGTAGATAGCTTCGAGCTTCGCCGACCTGGTGGGCTGCGGACACCACAGATATTCGTGCGCGAGGCCCATGAAGCGCCACGGCAAGCCGGCCTTCACCAGCAGCGTGTCCAGGTAGCGTGTGCCGCAATCATGGATCTCGACCTCGTAGCAGTCCGCGCCCTTCTCAAGCTCCCTGGCCAGTGAGAAGCCCTCAGAGCTGACGACGTACTGTCTCGCCGCGGTCAACAAAATGAAGTCGCCGGGGGCAAGCATTGCCCTCGCCAGCTCGAGCGCCTCGTTGCGCGCCGGCCCGAGCGCTATCGGGGCGTCAGAGGGCGCCGGCCGCTCGTACAATTCTCCCGGCACGCCGGCGAGCAGCTCGCGGATTTTAGCCTGCGTCCCATCCGTCGAGCCCGTGTCCAGAATCGCCCAGCAGTTAATCAGTCCACGCACGCTCGCAATACAGCGCTCGACGGTCTCGATTTCGTTGCGCACGATCATGTTGAGGCAGATTCTCATTGCCAGACCTCTACGGTCATCGTACCAATGGGATTAGCATTGTTGTCGGACCTTTGGTTAACGTAAATAGTGAAAGTGCCGCTTGACAAGTCGATGGCCGTGTCCTGAGCCGAAGCACTCCAAGGGAGGCCATTAAACACTCCTCCAAGAGCATTACTGCTAGCACCCATGCAATCTATAATCAATTCGCCGTAGCTCCAGCCAGGATAGGCTACTTGCTGTGATGACCCCAAGGTTGTATAGCTTCCACCTATGTTTTTCTGAACGTAAACCGATTGTAGGCCAGTGGAATTCGTGTGGCCAAACGTGTACGCATTGGTGCTATCCTTGGAGAAATATAAGTTAAAGCCACCAGAGTTTGAACTGACAAAATAAACACTAAATCGTATGCGAAGACGCTTGAATCCAGAAAATGTTTGATTTGAGGGAAAACAAGTGTATCCAAATTTAGAAACGGTCCCACCCCATGTAATATCCGTTTCCGTATAGGCAGTGCTGTGTCCGCCTCCGGTGGCCCCCGTCGCGCCGGTCGCCCCCGTAGCGCCCGTCGCTCCAGTCGCTCCGGTGGCGCCGGTCGCGCCTGTCGGGCCCGTGGGTCCAGTCGCCCCGGTCGGTCCCGTCGCTCCGGTGGGCCCAGTGGGACCCGTGGGCCCGACCAGGCCCACTGCCGCGGTTCTGGCAGGCCCGGCGACGATTGTCGTGTCGGTGACGGCGCCGGTAACATTATTGCCGCTCAAATCCGTCTCGGGAGACGTCCCCATAAACTTCCAGTAGACGCGCAAACTAGATTCTTCAACGGAATACGCTGGCACTCCAGACGCCAGGCTAGTGACATCGCCCGCGCTGAGCGCCGTTGACCACGCCGCGGGCTCTGCCACCGAATGCGCGCAATAGGCGTTCCCGATCCCGCAGAGCGCCATGAAGAATACGGTCCCGCTGTAGCCGCTGTACCCAGTGTTAAGCGTCCCAATTTGCGTTCCATTAAGGTAAAAAGTCCAGTGCTGCCCATCGCTAGTGCTACCGGCAATGGAATTCCAGGCTCCCACCATCGCCAACCAGTAGCTAGAGGGAATCTGAAAATAGGCGGCCACTCCCCAGCCATTCCAGTAGGAGACCGAGAAGCTGGCGGCCGAGGCGGAACTCACATAATCCCAGAAAAAGTTGAGCACCGAGATGGCGCCAGCGGTGCGCCTAAGATCGAACGGTATGCCGCCGTTGGTGGTCCCCGTTGGTAAGGCGGAGGGTTTAAACCAGAAATGGAAGCTCACCGCGCCCCCACCGTAACTCCAGGTCGGAGCGCTGGCAGAGGTCACGACGCCCGTCAAGCCGTCGCCCTGGCGTCCGCTGAATGGTGCAGTGGCGTTCGCTCCCGAGGCGCCGGTGGCCCCAGTCGGCCCCGTCGCGCCAGTCGGTCCGGTTGCGCCAGTTGGTCCGGTTGCGCCAGTTGGTCCCGTCGCGCCAGTTGGTCCCGTCGCGCCAGTTGGTCCGGTTGCGCCAGTTGGTCCCGTCGCGCCAGTTGGTCCCGTCGCGCCAGTCGGTCCCGTCGCGCCAGTTGGTCCCGTGGGTCCAGTCGCCCCGGTCGGTCCCGTCGCGCCAGTTGGTCCCGTCGCGCCAGTCGGTCCCGTCGCGCCAGTTGGTCCCGTGGGTCCAGTCGCCCCGGTCGGTCCCGTCGCTCCGGTGGGCCCAGTGGGACCCGTGGGCCCGACCAGGCCCACTGCCGCGGTTCCGGCAGGCCCGGCGACGATT